CAGGCTTCACGCTCCTGAGCGATAGCTTCTTTGCGTACCAAGTGGTAAAAATTAACCAGCGACTCGTCATCTGCACCAGCCCAGTCAAACACAACATCAGCAGGATGCCACTCTTCGTCCTCCCACGCAATAAACCCAGCCTCAATGCCCAAGCGTTTGATGTTGTCATCCATAGGTGGATCTTCCTCGTTGTCAGGCTCGTAGCGTTTGGCTCCATCAACCCCAGCTTGGATAGCTGTCATGATGCCCAGCCGTGCAAACGCTGTTATATATTCAGGTGCTAAGTTGAACATATAGTCAACGCTGCCATCATCGTTATCTTTGATGAGAGACACCTCAATCTTCTTTTCCATACCGCTGCTTCCTTTCATTGGCTGTTTTTATTGAATGACATTCTTTACATAGCACCTGTAAGTTATCCACCTCACAGAACAGCCTAGCTATGTATGAATCCCAACCAGCAAACCCTTCTGAAACATCAACAACAGGTTCAATGTGATCCACCTGAATCTCCTGCCTAAGAAATACTTTAGCACATCCAGCGCACTCATACTTCTTAACCTGCCTACCAGTAGCTTTGTTAAGTCTTCTACCAACACAAGCAAGATCCAACGCATGATACACTGGCTCCCACTTCCTCATCCCCATCCTTAACACAGATGTTATGAATGAATTAAATCTAGCCTGTGTCCACTTACCATTATTGTATGGCTTCTCTTTAGTCATTGGTTAAGTCTAGATAAATACTTTCAACATCAACCTCTGACATGTCCATACCAAGCAAGACATCTTCGATGTTTTCTTTGAACACTTCCTTTAAATAATCTTCATCCAAAAGAATTGGAGGTACATCTTCTTCTTTAATGTATGCAGAAAACTTAACTGTTACTCTCATCAATGATATTTAGATTTAGCAGATGGCAAGTTAAACTGTTCAAAGTCTAAGTCATCCATATCAAGCTGCTCTTTCACAGCCATAACATTCCCGCTAGCATTCTCAAAAAGGAATCTCTGATACTCTTCTATAAGCTCTTCTCTATCCGCAAGAAATTCTAGTACAGAATGCATCATGATACCAACCATAGACAACTCAAAAAGTTTTGTCTTGTCCTCAGTTATAGGGGACACTATAGTTTGAAATATCTCAAAGCCATCAGCTTCATCGGGTCTGAGCACAATGAGAATATCATTTTGTTTTATGTTCATAGAGGTGGTTCCCACATCTGATTCCTTTTCCGTCTGAGCCACAAAAGCCTAGCGTTTTCTAAGAGTCTAGGATAATCATCGTATGCTTCAGCGCACACAGCATACATCTCTTCCTCATTGGTGCAGTCCTTAAGCATCTTCTCTGCTGTCTTAGGACCAACCCTATCAAGACCAAAGATGTTGTCGGTGGCATCACCAGTTAACAACTGCTTATAAAAGAACCTTGTGGCATCAGCTTCAGAGACATGGTAATGTAACTTCTTAATGAAGTTAAAGTGCCAGCCCGGAACCTGATCAAAGTCTTTATCCACAGTAGCCATGATGCATTCATCGCCTAGCTTCGTAGCTTCGATTGCTATGGCATCATCAGCCTCTTGACCCTCAGCAACAAAAGCACCCCACTCTTTGATGATGTACTCTCGTATCTCTTTAAACTTTGGCGGCTTTGGTTGTGTTCGATTGCCTTTATATGGGTGGGTGACAGCTACTTCGTGTCGGTAATTATTTTTACCAGTTAGAAATAGCCGCCACTTATCATAATAACAATCGTCGTGATCAGCAAAGACAATGACATCCTCTATAAATCTGTTTGTTGTTAGCAAAGCAGTTTTAAGAGACTCTTCTTTACAGGCGAATGCACACCTGTAAACAATGATGTCACTGTCAATTAAGATCACAGGACTTCATCGTCCTCAATGTCACTGTCAGCAGAGGCATACTCAACCAAGTCAGTGATGACCAGCTTGACCAAGCTTGGGCTTTTGCCCTTCTTGTTTTTGTATGACCAATCATAAGGCTTGACGATTGCCTTAGCCTTGCTGCCATTACCAATCTTCTCGGTAATCTGATCATTGTCTGTGTCGTAAGCCCTCATAGGAGAGTTACTCTTGCAGACAATAAACTTGCCCATGTCTTCTTTCTCGTTAACAGAAAGACCTAGACCTTCCAAAGCCTCGACAGCCTTGTCACTCAGCTTACCAAGATTAACTTGGTACTTGCCAGACATGTTGTTCATCTTGTCGAGCTGCGCCCAAAAGACTTCACACTTAATTTTAATCGACTCGTTATCCATTTCAATTTCCTTTCATAAAAGGGTTTGTCACCCATCATCCTGTAGCCTTGCGGCATCAGCGGTAAATCCCGCATACGCTTTCGCGCCCAGATATCAGTGGCACTCTTTCCAATTGTTACCGATCTTTCCTTCGGCGTCAACTGGACAGCGAAAACCTAGAATGTTTCCAGCCTTCGCTGCTGCCTGTTCGATGAGCACCTTTGCTTGTTCAGCTTGATGCTCGGCAACTTCCCATTGTGTTTCATCATGCACAAACGCTATTAGTTTAGCATCTATCTGATGTTCACGCAAGCTTTTTGTTGCCTCAACCAGCCATTGTTTTGCAATGATTGCACCGGCAGATTGAAGCAAAGAGTTTAAAGCTGCATGTTCTTTACGAATCCATACACGCCTACCATCCAATGCAGGTACACTACCACGCTTAGAGAATTTGTGTATCTTTAACTTTAAATCTAACAGACCCGGAGTGTTATGGATAAAGCTGCTAATTAATTTCTCACCACGTTTGCTGTTGGCTCCAATGATTGAGCCAGCTTTGGCAGCGCCTGATCCATACAACACACCATAAGTTAGCGTCTTAGTTACAGACCTAATCTTCTTGTGCTCAGGGTTATCCTTCTCCATGACAGTATCTCTAGGCACTAAGCCAAAGTTCTGTGCATTGAGCCAGTGAATGTCACCCTTAATTAATTCCTCAATCCAATCCTCATCTCTTAGGTAGTGACCTAGACAGCGCAGTTCAATGCCTGATAGGTCAACGCCTACCTGCTTATAGCCTTTCTCCACGCACCACATCTCCCTACATTCAGAACCATATGGTTTATCAACGGCAGGGATCTGTGCCATGTTGGGGCTGAAGTGTGATGCCCTGCCACTGATAGCACCGTTGGTAGCGATGCGTCCATGTACACGACCACCATCATCCACAAGCTCAAGCCAGCTTTCAACCTGAGACAGACGCTTCTGCAACATCATGTATCGGTTAATCATCTGAGCTTCGGGCAAGTCAATCTTGCTGAGTACAGACTCATCAATCTTCCACTTACCTGTCTCAGTTTTCTTGGTGAACTTGACACCAAGATTAATCAGCCGGTCAGCAACATGATCCCTGCTGTTAGGATTAAAAACAGTTACCTTGTCTTTAAGCCTCTTGCCAGTCTTCGCGCTATATCTTTCCTCAACAATCTCAGGAAATACAACTTGCAGTTGACTTTCAATATCAGACATTTCACCTGAAACAGTAGCCAAAAATGCTTGAGCTTTCTGAACATCGAGTTTGTATCCATTGTCTTCCATCTCCTTACAGACTAAACCAACCGCGTGTTCCAGTTCAATGCTTTGCTGACTAAACTTTTCTTTCTCAAGCAGCTCAACTAACTTGTGATAGAGTTTCTCCAAGACGTTAACGTCCTGCTTGCAATACTCCAGCATCTCGTCAGTCAAGCCACCATCGTAGTCAGAGAAGTCCTGCTTGTAATCTCCAAGCCTATGCCCCCATGCTTCTAAGCTGTGAGGGCTAGCCTTCGGGTTACCTTCAGCACGTTCCAGTTCAGGGTTGTACAACCTAGACATAAGCAAAGTATCGACCATGTTATGTGGCAATATTTTGACACCCCAATGCTTAGCCAGTAGAGGGAAGTCAAAGCCTATGCCATTGTGTGCAACAACCTTGTGACCATTGAGATATTCTTGAAGCCCATCAGGGCTAGTCCACACAGAGAAGTCTTCTCCTTTCTTTGTAACACATACCCATATCTGTTGATGCTTGGTATCCGTTTCGATGTCAAGATAGATAATCATTTGTTAAAAAACCTATCTAAAAAATCTTGTATTCCATTGCTGTGATAATGCTTTTTAGGCAGTACACCACCTAGACGATACTGTCCCCACCGCCCAGTTGTCGGGTAATATTGATAATATCTACCAGTGTCTTCTTTGTATAAATTAAAACAGTATGCCCCTTTTTTGTACTCGAATGGTATTCCGTTATTGTTCAACACCTCCGCTACATACTCTACCGATTCGTTGGTGTCCCTACGAAAAACAGCCTCACCTTTCTTGTTTTCCCTCACAAAGTAGAACTCGCTCTTCTGCTCCGGGAACTCTTTTGCGCTCTTTAAAGGAGCTTCCATACTTCCTGTAGAATTCAATTCGTTCATTGCATGTTCCTATTAGTACACCCCCAATTTCAACAGCATGTTTTGCACATCATTCTTAATGTCCTGCAAAACTTCACGATCATCCTCAGCATCACCATATGAGACTTGATTCTGCACGACATTGTTAATGTCACGCATCAAGCCAACTAAATCACCCACAAAAGCAATGGCAACTGCTTCTGATTGATCGTCTGTTTCAATTGAGAATTTCATTAAAGCATTAGTCCTTCCTCTTCGTCAGGCGAAGCATACTCAAACATTCTACCAGTCTCTTTCGTGTACAACAAGTCACACGCAGGACCAGTCATGCCTGAGTAACGATTCTTTAACACACGAACATGCGTTGTGTTACGAACTCGTTCTTCCTCAGCCTGACCATCACGCTCAGCGCCTATCACAATGTCGGATAGTTGAGCTATGCTGCCGCTGCCTCTAAGCTGTGCCAAAGAAGTAGCAGCACCTTCCTCATGACCCTTGCCATCAGGACGCTTGAGGTGTGACACAGCAAACAAAGAAATGTTTGTTTCCTGCACCAGCATCCGAAGCTTGGTCATAATTTCATCAATGGCTTTACGTTCATCGCCATTGTCTTGAGCCGACACAATGATGCTGATGTGGTCAACAAATATGTACCGGCATTCCATACCCTTCGCCATGTATCTAACCCTGTTGACAATGTTGTCAATCGAAGTAGATCCGAAGTGGTCAAACAAGAATAATCTACCAGTGCCTAACGTCTTTTCGTAGGCATCTTTTCTTTCTTCTTCTGTTGACTCAGTGTCGGGCAGGTGCAGTGGCTTGTTGGCAGCGAGACTCATCAGAGACAAGCCAGTCTTCCTGATGCTTTCCTCAAGAAACATCAGACCAACTTTCTCTTTGGTGTTGTTCAACAAGTGCCAAACAATTTCACGAAGCAACTGACTCTTACCTAAGCCACTACCAGCAGTGATGGTGACAAGCTCACCATAACGAACACCATAAGTTAATTCGTTCAGTCCTTCCCACGGGTACATACACTCGGCTGGTGCTGGTGGTGTGCTAACCAAATCCCACAGCGTGTCACCAGCTACGATGCCATCAGGTGTGTACTGCTCAGACCTCCACCACAAATTGATGAACAGGTCATGCTTGCCTTCGGACACATAGTCGCAAGCATCCTTGTAATCAACATCGTGTTTAAATACCTTAGCCTTCTGACCAAACAACTCAGCCACTTGCTTAGCAGCTTTGCGTCCGGGTTCGTCATTGTCAAAGCAGACATTGATTGTCTCGAAACCATTGAGCCATTCATAGTTTGCTTGACAATCCTTCATTGCAGACGTTGCACCATTCCGGATCGACACCACAGGAAACTTGCTGCCCAGCGCCTGAAATGCAGCGACTGCATCGAACTCGCCTTCGACAATCGTTACCGCCTTGCCACCACTAGGAAAAAGATTCTGACCAAACAAAGTGGCTTTAGCCCAGTCACCTTCGACAGCAAACTTCTTGTCGTTTATGTTACGAACCTTAGTCGCAACCAGCTTGCCATCACTGTTGTGATAGGGGAAATAAAAGTTA